AAAGAAATAAATAATATAATAGGAATAATATATAAATTAAATATATATTTAAGGAGATATATAATGTATAACTTCCATAATCTAGAACCACAGAAATATTGGACTTTTGGAGCAAGCGCAAAAGTAGACCCAAGAGTTGAAGCAAAAAATATGATTTTTAGCGGAAATTATATAGGTTCACGAAAAATAGACGGCGCATTTTATAAGTTTTGGAAAGATGAAAATGGTAACATGGAACTTTTAGGACGTTCCAAAGGAGTAAATGGAGATTATCTTAATAAAATAGATTGGGTTCCACAATTAAATTCTTTCTTTGAAGTACTTCCTAATGGAACCTGTTTAATTGGAGAAATTTACTTTCCTAATAATGAGGGCTCTAATCATGTGACTTCAATCATGGGGTGTTTAAAAGATAAGGCTATCGCGCGTCAAATGTCTGGAGATAAACTTCATTATTATATTTTTGATGTACTTGCATACGACGGTGAATCTCTTTTAGATAAAGTTATTGAAACTCGTATTCAATTTCTTCAAATGATTATGCAAACTACTTATAAAACTCATAATACCTATATTGATTTCGCTCACTATTATGAAGGAGAAGAATTATGGAATATGCTCCAAACTATTCTCGCAGATAATGGTGAAGGTATTGTAATTACAAAAAAAGGAACTTGCTACCAACCAGGTAAACGTCCAGCTCGTCAGACTCTTAAAGTTAAAAGAGAACTCCAAGAAAGCTTAGATTGTTTCTTTACAGGGCGCGCGACTCCTCCAACTAGAATATATAGTGGTATTAGCTTGCCTAGCTGGGAGTACTGGGAAGACCCAGTAACTAAAGAGAAGCTTAAAGGTAATCATTATAGAGAATATATGAATGGCGCGCCTATTGAACCAGTTACTAAATCTTATTTTAATGGAATGGCCGGAAGTCTAGAGATAGGAGTTCTTCGAGATGGAAAAGTTTATCCGATTGGGTATCTTAGTGGACTTAGTGATGAAATTAAGAGTAACTATAAGGATTATACTGGTAAATGTTTGGAAGTAGGAGCTATGCAGTTTACAGAAGATAACGCGCTGCGCCATGCAAAAATGATTAGGCTTCGTCCTGATTTGAATATTGAGGATTGTACTTGGGAGAAATTAGGTCTGTGAGTAGTTATGAAGAATAGGTGGCACTTATATTAAAAAAAGAACGTATTAAATTTTAGCGTGAAAAGACATACTCTGATTTAAAACGCGGTAAATATAGATATGATTTTTATTTGCCTACTTTAAATTTTCTTATTGAACTTGATGGATAGTTTCACTGGTATCCAATACGTGGTGAGTAGGAATTAAAAAATTAGAAAGAACATGATAGACAAAAAAATTCTTACGCACTCGCGCATAATATACCATTATTTAGAATCCCATATTGGGATTTAGATGGCGGCGCCATCAAAACTTTTAATGACCTTATTCAAAAGAAATATCATGTAACTAGTAAATGGCATAACGATAGATTAAAAGTCCCAAAAAAATAAAGTTCTAATATACTACTTCTACTTAGTTATGAGGTGATGGTAATGGGACTTTTTAAAGCTTTTGAGAGCTGGACTTTTTCTGACTTTGCTAGCTTTATTGGCGGTTTATTTATAATAGGTTCTATCATCTTTGAGGCTTTTAAAAAGGCAACTGAACGAACCGAATGGGCCAAAAAGAGAAAAGAAAAAAGAAACGCTGAAAAAAGAGAAGCTGCGAAGAAATAGTATAGAGAATTTACAGATGAATTTGTTAAAGAATTTGTTCCTCCGTTGGTAAAACCATTTGCAGAAGCAGATGAGCAAATTATGAAATCTTTAAGTAATCTTACTAATTCTTCTAATGATATGTTGCGAAAAGAAATGACTGACATTTATTATAGATACTTACCTTATAAGAAAATTTTATAGTATGATAAAAAATGTTTCGTTAAATTATATCATGACTACGGCGCGCAAGGCGGAAATACTTACATTGATACTCTTTGGGAAGAAATCCAAACATGGGATACAGTATTAACTGAAGAT